AAGTTATAATTTATATTATATCTAGAACCGCCAGGTTTTCTTCCAGCAATAAATTCAGGTGGTTCTTTGTTTAAATATTCATCTAAACGACTAACATTTTTTCGCATACTGGAAAATGGAGGACGTTGTTTTTGTATCGGCTGAGTTAACGTATTGGCCGTTATCCTTCCACTTCTAGTGCCTTGCCCTTCTGTACCTACTGGATTTGGATCGTATGGTGTTAATGCACCAAGTCCTAGTGGCGTTGCTTTATTAACAAATTCAGATACTGGTATATCTTCTGCTGGGTTAAACTTTATTGGTAAACCTACATTGTCAAATTGCGATAAATTAGTTATTGGCACAAACGGTGCATCTCTTCCTTCACCAGCATAAGGATTAATAAACGAACCCATGTATTTTTGCGGAGGTAATGGCCTTTTTTGTTGTCCGTCTTTTTCTTTATCTACATTATTTTCATTATTTCCACTTTGCCCAGTTCCGCTACCGCCAGTTCCTCCACCAGCACCATCACCAACTTGCCCCGATCCTGCTGGGTTATAACCAGCGTGTTGTGGGTAAAATTGTCTGTACACATTTAGGGCACTTTCATAATCTTGATAAATATCTAGTATTTGCTCCCATTTTCTTCGAGCGTCCTCTGTATCGCCACTTTGGGGAACAGTGCTAGTAGCTGTTACAACTTGTCCGCTTTCTGTACCATCTGCATCGGTTATTAAATTTCTGTTAGTAGTATTTGCTTGTCCTTGGTTAAAAGCATCGGTTCGTTCTGCTATTGCTTCTTCTGAAGTTTGGTTTCTCGCAACATCTATACCTTGTTCTGGTAATACTATTTGTTGTCCGTCTAACTCCCAATATTCATCACTATATTTATCATCGCCTTTTGGCCTTATTGCATCTAAACCAGCCCTAGCCGCCTCTTTATCTGCTCCACCAATAAACGCTCTTACTGGATCAAAAGAACTAACAAAACTTTCTAAGAATCCCGGAGATTTCCTTTGTTGTCCTCGCCCCATTTCTCTAAACGCATAATCCAAAGCGTCAATAGCAAAACCAGAACGTAACCCCTCTGGTATGTTACCTGTATCCAGAAATGTATTTAATAACTGTTGTTGCTCTCGCATCGATGCTTCTTCAGACTTAGATGCGTATGCCCTTAAATCACGATTAAAGTTTTCTCGGTTTTTTTCGTTTGGGTTTTGTTCTGTTGTCCACCCTTGAATTTTATTAAAAATTTGTTCAGGGTTTTCATTCCACCCATAAAACGCAGTTACCCAGCCCGGACGATCAAACGGAATATCTTTTGCACTAACAAAATGTTCTTTATTACGATCTATTTTGCCATCTGCGTCAACGTGATAATAAGAACCTTGCCCTGTATCTACTCGTGAACCTTCTCGTCGTGCTGAAGAATCATAAGGCGTATCACCAGCCATTTGGCGAGTGTAAATGTTATATAGCTCTGGGTTGAATATTTTTAACTGTTCACGTTGTTCTGGTGTCATTAACGTACACCTCCAGTTGACAAATTAGCTCGTAATCCAACTGCTTTTTCAAATCCATTAGCTATATCTAATCGTAATCTAATATATCTTGATGGTGTTCTAAAGTTATGCTCGCCTATTATATTTTCTGTCACGCCAGAACCATAAGTGAAATCAGAATTTAAAGTATTTCTTGTTGCTAGATAAACCGTATTGGTTGCCGTTGAACCTTCTACCAATGGACGCACTCTATCAAGAAATAACATATCCATGTCATCACTCATAATTTCACCAGTTTCTAATCTGGCTGTTAACGCTGTACCGCCGAATGTTCCCGATTTATGCTCCGTATTAAATACATAAGCCGCTAACTGCCCACCTTTCCAGATATCTGCATCTAATGAAGCTGGCAGTGCATCTAATGATGTAGATACCGCATCTAGTCCATCCAACGTATATCCTACACCACGCCCTCCAAATATCATTTCATGACTAACTTCTGCATAACTCCAGTTACTTGTTTTCCAATCATAAATTAATATTTCATCTGGTTCGCCATCACCGTTACAATAACTCCACATTGCTTTTGCATTTGGTACGTCAATAATACCTGTAATTCTATGGTATTTAAGGGTATTTGCTCTTTCAAAAAACCATTGATCAATACGTTTGTCACCAATCGGTGTTAAACCACCACCAATGTCATATCGCATAAAACCGTCTTGTGAAAGAAAAAATACCGAATTGCCATATCGAATTACACTTTTTGAAGCCGCAGTTCCCATACCTACTGCCGTTTCTTTTATTCTCCATACCATAGGCGAACCAATATATTCCATTTCCCATATGCTACGCTCTTGAAATACAATACCAATATCGCCACCAGCAATAGCCATTATTTTACCGCCATCACCTACTAAATCTTGAAAATCTGCTTGCGTTGATGGGACTGTACCCCACGACGTTTCCGTTTCTAATCCACTCCACTGTAATCGGCTTACAAATTCTGTTCCGCTATCTATATCACCTAAAACAATAAATCCCCTTACTACAGCTATTTGTTTTGCTTTCGGTGGGCTACCGCCTAAATCACCAAATGTACCACCACCAAAATCGGCTATCTGAATATTATTGTCACGATTAGTGGCTATAACTTTTTCGCCCCATTTTATAAACTGCCAATAATTTTCATCGCTTGTTGCATAAGTCGAACCACCTATACTTGTCCAAGTTAATACACCACTAGAATTTACTAATCGGTATAACTTAGTCGCATCACCACAATACATTTCTGTATTACCATCTTTATCCGATAGTGCTATAGCTCCTCTTGCATATGCCGTTAATGCTGTCGAATCTATAGACATACCTTTAAAAGGCAAATAGGAATTTAGGTGCGGTACTACGTTTTTTGCTAACGTAACTCCTTGTGTCCCTATGTCGGGTAAATCGGGGCGAAAATCACCAAATGTATATGTCTGGGTAGCCATTATGGGTTAGCCGAATCGGTTTTTATGCCAATCGTACCTTGTGATGCTCTTGGCCTACGATATGTTTCTGATGCTGTCCACGCAGATGTTTTATACTGCCCTAACCAACTACTGGCTTGTTGTTCATCTTGTAAAAATCTAAAAGCGTGGAAAAGACACCCACTTAGATATACATCAGGGTAACTAGCTAATACAAAATTGCTGGTATTACTATCTGATAACGCAGTTGCTTGTGGGTAGTATGAAAATTCGTAAGCATACTCACTATCTGGTTTTACCTCAAACTCTATAACATCTGAGATAGTATAAAAAGCTGGTTGGCCAGTTCCAGAGCGGTGATGTAACGATAACTGATTAGGTGCAACGTATCTTAATACTTTAAAATCAGCATCGGCTGTTAGATTTAATCGGTAACCTTCCAGAAAATCAGTAGGCAACGCTAAAGTAGATGCACTGGTTGATAATGTGCCTGTTGCTCGTTGTATATTACCCCTTACTCCGCCTATTTCTGGGCTGTCTGGGTGTGCTGGATCACGTTTTATGTACGTTTCCGCTAAATCTATAAACTCATCTAGGTAACTGGTTAAATCGCTTCTTGCTGTCCAGTTTCCAATTGCTGTTTTGAGTTCTGCGTATGTCGTAATTGCCATGTATTTTTACGCTCCTGTATCTCTTGAAGCACTAAATCTGCATGAACCGAATCGCCCATTAGCTCTAACCAACTGCAATTACTTGTCATTGATTGATATTCTTCTCGCCATTCTCCCGAATATTTACAATTTCTTGTTTCAGCGAAATGTGGTATCCCTGCTGTATAATGCACTATTTTAGCATCTATATCATCTTTTTCATATCCAACGCAATAGTTCCATTCAACTGGTAACTCACCAATTGCATCTGCCCATTCAAAAGATTGAGGTTTTGTTTCGGGATTGTTTATATATTCTGTTGTTAACTGTTTACATTTTGAATTATTAAATAGCATTAAAGACGGCCATTCAAATTTTTGTTTACTTTTGTATACACTTACTGCGTAATCATCACTTACAAAATCTTGCAGTTTATAAATGTCATCTAGCACAAGCATATCTGCGTCCATAAATAAACTAATACCTTGATAGCCACTTAAAGCTGGGCATAAATAACGACTATATGTAAAATCAGTGAGTCCAGTACGAGTTATAGGTAAAGTAGGTAAAACCAAAGGCACAATAGAAACAGGTTTGGAAGCCCGTCTGGTTATGCTCCATTGTAGTACGTTATACGCTACTGGCTGTCTTGGATCGATACCAATGTAAATTCTCACTGAACTTTCCTTTTATACGGTTGGTTACTGCGTTAATTGCACCTTTAGTTGTTAACTGTGGCCTTCTATAAAATTCTACCGTTTCCCACCAAGGGCAATCGCCCTCTAGTCCTTCGTGCCAATGCGGTTGTTCATGAACTAATACGAAAGCTGGTTTACCTAATGCGCCTGCCAAATGGTAAACAGTCGTGGGTACACATACAACAGCATCTAAACAATTCACCATTGCCGCTGTATCTTCATAATTTTGCGACATTGCGCCCCAAGGAAACTCATGAATAATAATGCCAGTGTTTTTCTTAAACTCCGCCACTTCATCACTAAAATCTTTATATTGTAATGATACCCAATTCATAGGCAACTCAAGTAAAGGTTGTAAATCTTTTAAATCCAGTTTTCTGGTTCGCCAACCATCTGAACCTGTAACGCCACCTGTCCAAGCAATTCCTATTTTTGGTGCTTCACCTAAAGAATCTAATAATCCTTTCCACATGATTTCTTTTTCTGGAACAGTTTTTAAATATGCACCTCTGGGTTTCATATCTGCCCACTGCATCATCGTGGCCATAGATGTTTGATGGGTAGAAGTAACGGCTTCAGTAAACTCTGGATCAAACTGCTTGCCATATACTTCCGCTTTAGGAAACGTGGCTTTAAACAATCCTTCTAGTTTAGGGTGGCAGTTAATTTGTTTTGGCGGTACAGGACACGCACTCATAAATGCAATCTGATCCCCTAAACCCTGTTCACCGTATACCATTAAATTAGCATCTTGTTCGCCATTCCACTCTGGCAAACCATAATCATGTTTTTTCCTGAAATCAGCATGGCCTAACTGGTATTTATAATGATACCAACCTTCTCGCCATTCACGTTTATGTAACTTTGAAAACGCATAAGCAGTATGAGCCTGTGAATGTGACTCTATCGCCAGTGATTTTTTCGCCCAATTCTCTGCTTTCTCAAAATTAAAATCTTGCACATAAGCGTTCGCTAGCAATCTATACAGCATAGCCTTATGAATATCTGGCTCGCTCTTGGGAATCGCTCTAAGGGCTTCGTTGAGGGTTTTAATGGCTTGTTTTGGTGTCTGTAGTACGGCTTCAGTCGCACCTAACATCATCAGGGTACGCCATGTCCGTTGCTGTGCCACAGCTTGTTTAGCCA